GTCTTGCGCTAGAAAGTCGGTAATTGGAGATTTTCGGGAAAATGGCAATCGCAACACTGGCAGACCTGAAGGCCGAATTGGCGTTCGCGGCGGATCTGGGGGACGCTGATGATGCGATGATGGGCGACAAATTGAGCGCCGCCCAAAACCACATTGAACGAATGCTGGGCTACAAGATCGAAGATCAGTTCGGCGCGGGCGCGGGGCAAGAGCCGGTGCCCGCATCGATCAAACAGGCGGTGATCGGTCTGGCCGCGCATTGGTACGAAAGCCGGGGCGCGGTGGGGCGCGAAGCCGAAGCGCCGTACTGGATCGAGGACGTTATTTCGACCTATCGCGGATGGACCTTCTGACCATGGACAACGGGTTGAAATCCTTTCAGGCGCGGTTTCGGGGCATTCCGGAACAGATCCGCGCGACCATCGGGCCGGATCTGGTGGCGGCGGCGGGGGAAGTCGCGGCGCAGGTGCGGCGCATTGCGCCTGTCGATCAGGGTGACTTGGCGGCGTCTGTCGCTGTCACGGGGCCGGGGCAGGCAACGCCCGCCTATAGCCAGCCGGGCGGAAGCATGGTTGTGCCGTCCAATGCTGCGGCCATCACGGCGGGCAATACCGATGTGCGCTACGCCCATTTGGTCGAATACGGAACTTCAAAATCGGCGGCGCAGCCGTTCTTCTGGCCTGCCTTCAATGTGACCCGCGAAAGCGCCGTTGGGAAGGTAAAGGCGGCGGTTCGGCGCGCGGTGCGGGGGCAGAAATGAGCGCCGATTTGGCTGTCCAGCGCGCTATTCGTGATCGGCTGGTGGGTGCGCCTGTCGTGCTGGCGCTGGTTCCGGCGCATTCGATCCTTGACCGTCACGCCATGCCGGTTCCCGATCCATCCATCATCCTGGGCGAGACGGTCGAGGGATTGGCCGGGGCGGCGGGTCTGGATCGGGTGGATCTGTTCCATACGCTGCACGTATGGCGGCAAGAGCCGTCCTTTGAGGGCGTGAAGCAGATTGTTGCAGCGATCCGCGCGGCGATCCGCGCGACCCGCCCGCAACTGGAAGGCGGTTACCATTTGGCCGGGTGGCGGCTGTCTTCGGCGCGGTATCTGCGCGACCCTGACGGGGTGTCATCCCATGCGGTCGTTGTGATCGAGGCCACAGTTTGCGGGGGGGCGCTGTGAAGGTCGGGCGGTTCCGCGAAACCATTGTGATTGAGCGCCGGGAGGATGGCGCGGTTGGAAGTTACGGAACGCCCGCTTTCAATTGGGTGGCGCGCGGGACCGTGCGGGCCGAGCTGGTGGCGGATGGGCAGGCCGATGCGCCCGCCGCGTCTGCGGGTGTCAAGTTGCGGCGCGTGGTGACATTCAGGATCCGCGCCTTTGGCGGGGTTTCGGCGCGGGATCGGGTGGTTTGGAAAGGTGTGGTGCTGACCGTGCTGGCCGTGAAGGCAGGCGACTTTGACGCGGGCGCGGGTCTGGATCTGGAATGCGAGGCTGTGACGTGAAAGGCCGCAAGCCCGAAATCCGCGTGGCGCGTGATGCGCTTGGGGAAGTGCCCCCGCCCGCATGGATGGGGGACTATGCGCGCGAATATTGGGTGGAAGTGGTGCGGGATCTGTCGGCCCGAAAGATCCTGACCAATGACAACCTGCCATCTGTCGCAAACTACTGCATCGCCCTGGGCGCGGTGCGCGAAGCCGAAGACGATATCAAGGCCGAAGGGCGGATTATCGTCACCTATGCCGAAAGCAAGTCTGGCGATGTTTACAAGACGGGGGCCAAGCCGAACCCCGCGGTGAAACAGCGCAATGACGCCATGAGCCTGTCTTTGCGGCTGGCGGCGGAATTGGGGGCGACCCCGATCAGCCGGAGCCGTCCAAGCCTGCCCGATGATGATGGGCAGGATGATCTTTTTGACTTTGAGGTTGCACCATGCTTCGCCCCGACTGGATCGATGCGCCAGAACTGATTGAAGACCCGATGGGGCGCGGCGAAATGGCCGTGAAGTTCCTGCGGGGCCTGCACCATCCCAAAAGCCAGTTGCCCGGAAAGCCCTTTCAGTTGGACCCGTGGCAAGAGGCCGTCATTCGCCGGATCTATGGGCCGCGCGATGAATTCGGGCGGCGGATCGTGCGGCGCGTCGTGCTTTTGGTGCCGCGCGGCAATCGCAAGACGTCCTTGGCGGCGGCGCTGACCTTGCTGCACCTTTTGGGGCCGGAAAGTCATCCGGGGCAGTTGATCGTTTCGGCGGCGTCTGCCCATGAACAGGCCCGCGAACTGTTCGGCGAAAGCGCGCTGATTATCAACAGTGACCCGCGTTTGCGGTCGCGGCTGACGGTGCGGGACTACCTGTCCAAGATCGTCTATTCGGGCAAGAGCCAAAACGCCATGGGGAGCCGTTATGAGGCGGTGGCGGCGGATGGCAACGCCCTGCACGGCAAGACGCCCAACCTTGTTCTGATGGATGAAATTCACGCCTGGGCGGGATCCAAGGGCCAGTTGCAATATGACGCGCTGGATAGCGCGCTGGTGAAGGTGCCGGGCACGCTGTCTGTGATCCTGTCGACTTCGGGGCGGGGCCAAGAAAACCTTGCCTGGCGCGCGGTGGAATATGCGATCCGGGTGCAAAAGGGTCAGATCGAGGATCCGGCAACATTGCCTGTGATTTTCATGGCCGAAGCCGAAGACGATTGGCGAGACGAAGCCCTTTGGGCGGCGGTCAATCCGGGGATGGCCCATGGCTATCCTGATTTGCCCGCGTTTCGGGACAAGGCGCGCAAGGCCGAATTCAGCCCGTCCGAACGGGATAGCTTTTTTCAGTACAACCTGAACCGGTGGCTGGATGCCAGCACGTCGCCCTTTGTTGATATGGCGGTCTATGATCGTGGGTGGGGTGACGTCGATCTTGACGATTTGGAACGCGATCAAGCCCCGTGCTGGATTGGGGTCGATCTGTCCAAGAATGACGATTTGACGGCGGTTGTGGCCTGCTGGCGCGACGGTGATGGCGGGTATCAGGTGGAAGCGTGGTTCTTCTGCCCTGAAGACAGTCTGCGGCGGCGCGGCGAACTGCATGGCGTTGACTATGTGGCATGGGCCGAAGACGGTGACATTATCCCCACGCCGGGCAACACGGTGGATTTGCGGGCGGTCGAAGCGCATATCCGCGAACTCTGCGCCCGGTTCAATGTGCAGGAAGTGGCATTTGATCCGGCCTTTGGTCGGGTGATGATGGCCGATCTGGCCGAAGACGGATTGCCAGCGGTTGAAATGCGGCAGGGCTGGGTTTCGATGGGGCCAGCGGTCAAGGAACTGGAACGCGTGATGCTGTCGGGCCGGTTCAGGCATGGCGGAAACCCGATCCTGCGGTGGAACTTTGAAAACGTGCAGGTTGAAACCGATAAGGCCGGGGTGCGTATGTTCCACAAGGCCAAGTCGGGCAACAAGATCGATGGGGCCGTTGCCTGCGCCATGGCGGTTGGGCGGGCGGCGATTGGGGGTGAGCGGTTCACGTCCGGCGCGTCGTGGTTTACCGATGATATGTGGGTGGCCTGATGTCGGTTGGGGGGGACGTTGAACGGCTGATTGTGCTGCTGGAAGCGCGGATCGATCAGTTTGAAAAGGCGATGAAGTCGGCGGAAAGCCGGGGAAAGGCAACGTTTCAGAAGTTGCAGGATGGTTCCTATAAGGCGACCACGGCGATTGAAAAGCAGATGCAGGACACGGCCAAATCCATGGGCCGTAGCATGGAAAGCATTTTCGGGGCCGGGGCCGAATGGTCTAGCCGCGCCGCGATGAATGCCGATTTCAAAGGGTTCATTCAGGGCAAGGCGGCGGTCGATAACTTGCGGGCCGCGATGGACCCGATGTTTGCGGCGTCCAAGCGATATGAAAGCGCGGTGCTGGATCTGGACAACGCTCTAGCGCGCGGGGTGATCAGCGAAAAGGAACATGCGGTCGCGCTGGAACAGGCGGCGGCGCATTACCTGCGGGCGGGTGCGGCGGCGGATGGGCATGGCGTCGCCATGGGGCGGCTGTCAATGGTTTCGAAAGAGGCGCGCGGCAGGCTTCAGAACGTTGGGTTTCAGGTGCAGGATATGGCCGTCCAGATGGCGGCGGGCACGTCTGCAACGCAAGCCCTGTCGCAGCAATTGCCGCAACTGCTTTCCGGGTTCGGGCTGGTGGGGATTGCCGCGGGGACGCTGGCGGCGGTGGGTTTGCCGGTGCTTAGTGCGGTTTTCGGATCGACCGGGGACGCGGCCAGCGAACTGGATCAAAAAATGTCTGCCCTGCACAATTCGGTGCAGGCGATGAATGACGCCGCCGCGAACTACACGGCGGAAGGGATCGACCGGATCAAGGAGAAGTACGGCGAACTGAATGCGGGCGTCATGGCGCTGATTGAGAGCCAAAGGCAGCTTGCAGAGGATCAGGCCATTCAGAACGCCAAGACAGCGGTCGAGGCGCTGGCGAACCAATACGGGATATTGGAAAGCAACCTGGTGTCCACTGGCCGGGCCGGGAATGCGGCGGTGCGCGATCTGGCGTCGGGGTTGGGGATCAGTTACGACCGCGCGCTTGCCTTGGCCCGCGCCATGCAGGACGCGGCGGCGGCGACCACCTTTGCCGGGCGGGCCGAAGCGCTGGCCCGCGTGGCGGATCTGCTGCAAACATCTTCGGCGCGGGCCGATGACCTGACGGCCAATGTGGTGCAGGCATGGGGCGAAATGCAGCAACTTGCCGCCAGCGCGCCGAAGACGGGGTGGCTTGCCGCTGCAATCGGGCAGGCGGAAACGCTGACCTCTGCCCTGTGGCAGGCCGTGAAGGCCAAGGCGGCGGTGCAGGCGTCGGGCGCGGGGGTTGATGATGGGTCGGTGGATAGCCTGCCCATGTCTGTTTACCCTGATGCGTTGGTGCCGCCCGATAGCGCCTTTGGGGGCAGTTCGGGCGGGGGCGGCGGTGGATCTGGCGGCGGGGGCGGCGGTGGATCCGCGCCCGATATGTCATGGCTGGATAACCTGATTTCGGATTTGCAGACCGAACGGGAAGTCATTGAGGGGTGGTATGCCGAAAGTCTGGCGTCGATCGGGCGCGCGACTGATGCGCAGTTGGCGGCGATCGGGGGGCGGCATGAGGCGATTGAGCGCCTAGAGGCGGAACACCGCGCGCGTTTGGCCGATATCAGCGAAGAGGCTGATAATTCCGCCTTGGGCCATGCAGAAACCTTCTTTGGGGCGCTGGCGACGGTCACGGCGGCGGGCGGTGACCGGCTGGTGAAGGCGGCGCGCGTGACGGCGGCGGCAGAGGCTGCAATCAACACTTACCGGGCGCAGGCGAAAGTTCTGGCGGATCCAACCTTGGGTTTTTGGGGGTCGATGGCCGCGTATGCGGCTGTGGGCGCGGCGGGTATGGGGTTGGTTACGGCGCTTGGCGGCAGCGCAAAATCTGCGGGCGGGGGATCGAGCGCGGGCGGATCGAGCGCGGGGGCGGCGGCGGATCCGGCCAAAATGAATGTCACCATTCAGGGCCTGAAACCGGGCGATCTGTACACGGGGCAACAGATCATCGATCTGACTGACGCCCTGATGGACGAATTTGGAAACCGTGGCCTGCAATTGGGGTTCGTGTGATGCCGGTTTATGTGAACGAGGGTGCGACGGATACCGAAAGCCCGTTTTTCCTGTGGAACAACTACCTGGCGGGCAACGTGACCTGGAGCGGTTACGGGGCCGAACTGGACGGCATGGAGCGGGCGAACATGGCCGCGCCGGATACGTTTTCTTTTTGGAAGGCCGGGGCGAACGCCGGGAATTTTACCTATGCCGTGGCCGAATTCAGCGCGGGCCGGACAATCGCGGCCTGCGCCATCGCCGGGCACAATCTGGCCAGTCTGAACGATATGGGCGGCGCGACCTTGCGTTTTTATACCAAGGCGGCGGTCACAGATACGCAATGGATGTTGCTGTGTGACGAAGTGGTGATCGAGGGGCCGGAACCCGTGGCGGTGTTGTTCGAACCGCGTGATGGCGTGAAGCTGATCCGCATTCAGGTTGGCAACACGGCGGGGTTGCCGATCATCGCCAACTGGTTCGCCGGGAAACGGTTTGTCGTGCCAGCGCCTGTTGTGGGCAGCTATGTTCAATCGCTGCACGCCGCCCAATGGGAGGTGGACGCGTCAGTGTCGCTGGGCGGGCAGTTCCTGGGCGGCGTGGCGCGCAAGGTGCCCGGTGATCGGGATATCAGTTTCGCGCCAGTTCCGCGCCAGTGGTCGGCCTATGACACGTCGCGGGATTTTGCGGATCACTTCAACCGGGGCGGCACGTTCTTTTGGGGGGCGGATCCGACCGGGTTGCCCAATGATATTTCCTATTCATGGCGGGCCGCTGGGGGCGACGGATGGCGACCGTCTGCACGGGCTGGGGCGCTGGCTGACATCGCAATCAAGGTGGCTAGCCATGCGTGAAGTTGTGACGTGGGTTGAAGTTGATTTGGAGCGGTGCGCGCGGCGGTGGGGCGTGGGTGCCTGCACGGCGGCCCTAAGTGCCGCTGCGCCCGCCAAGTGCTTTGGATCGATTGCGACCTGCCCTGTTGATGCATTCATGCCCGAGGTCATGACCCTGCGGTTCATCGATCCGCGCGGGCCGGTGCCGATGGGCGAAATCTATTATCCTGCGCTGACAGACGTGTCGGCCAGATCCGCGACGGTGAACCTTGCGGGGTCCGATGCGCGGCTGTCGTCGCTGGGCAGGCGGGCAACGGTCAAGGTCACGCTGGCCGATTTTGAACACCATGACCGGGGGATTGACCCCTATCAGGCCGAACGGGTGACCGGCGCGGCGCAGTTTTCGGGCGTGGGGTATGACCCGGCGCGGGGCACGTTCTTTGGCAAGTTGAAGGCGCGCTGGCCGTATTATTCGGGGCGGGCGCTGCGGGTGAAGACGGGCGAGATGCGCGGCGGCGCGGTCGTGAATGTGGTGACGCGGGCCTATGTGATTTCGGATTGGTCCGGGCCGTCAGATAGCGGCGTTGTGGTGATCGAGGGCAAAGATATTCTGTCGGTCGCGGACAATGCGCGGGCGGTCGCGCCTGCGCTGTCGGGTGGGTATCTGACCGCGAATATCACCGCCACAGATACCGCGCTGACCTTGACGCCCGAGGGGATCGGGGATCTGGAATATCCACCGGCTGGCCGGGTGCGGATCGGGTCCGAATGCGCGGATTTCACGCGGGCGGGTGATGTGCTGACGCTGACCGCGCGCGGGGTGGCGGGGACGTCTGCGGCGGGTCACAACGCGCGCGATAGTGCCCAACTGGTGTTGCGGTTCAACGCGGCGCGGGTCGATGACGTCTTGCGGGCCTTGCTGGTGGATTTTGCCGGGGTGCCCGCCGAATTCATCCCCACGGCTGAATGGGCGGCAGAGCGCGCGCGATGGCTGGCCGATTTGAAGTTGACCACCGATATCACCGCGCCGGTTGGGGTGGCGGCGCTGGTGGGTGAATTGGCGGATTTGGGCGTGTCGATCTGGTGGGATGACGTCGCCCAAAAGATCAGGATCAAGGCCAACCGCCCGCCCGATGATGAACCGATTTACGATTTGAACGATGATGCCCATATCATCGGCATTCAGTCCGATGATCGGAACGAAGACCGGTTGACGGAAATCCAGTTTTTCACGGTCCAGATCGATCCGACCAAATCCGCGACCGATGCCGCGAATTTTCTGCGCATGACGGTCACCTATGATTTTGAGGCCAAAGCGCCCGAGCGGTACGGGGACACGCGGGCGCGCAAGATCTATAGCCGATGGCTGAACAGCGGTGCGGATCAGTTGGTGGGGCTGTTGGCGGCGCGGCTGTTGATGCGATTTTCTGCGCCGCCCCAAAGGATCAAGGCGCGGGTCGATGCCAAGGATCGGGCGATTGGCCTTACCGATGTTGTCCGGCTGCAAACCGCGTCCATTGTGGACGCCACGGGCCGCGCCGCGCCGCGCCTGATGCAGGTGATCGAGGTGGCCGAAGTCAAAGGCGGGCGCGAGGTTGAATTGACGTTGCAAGCGTATCCGTTTTCCGCGCGGTTCGGGTTCAGTACCGAAGACGCCCGCCCCGATTATGACGGATCGACCGAAGATCAGCGGGCGGCGGGGGCCTATGCGATTGGCCCGTCGCTGAAATTTGCGGATGGGTCCGGCCCATTCGTGGCGATTTAGGGGGAAACATGACTGATTATCTGTCGATTGCTGATACCGAAGTGGCGGTGAAGTCGCCCTATACGGCCAGCCTTGCAAAGCGCTGGCGCGACAATCCGGTGGCGATTGCCGAGGGCGCGGCGGGTGCGCCGAAGGTGGCGGGCGTGGCGCTGGATACTGTTCTGGGCGATATGGCCTTTGACACGGTGGGGGCGGGTATCACGGGCATTTCCGCGCGGCTGTCGTTGGTCAATCTGCACTATGGTTTTTCCTGGACGTCCGGTTCGGCGGGTACCACGGGGTACCTTCAGGCCCGGTTTCAGGTCGCGGGCGTCTATGGGTCATGGGTCACCGTGACCGAGACCGTATCGGCGGCGGCGTTCCAAAACGGGGTTGTGCCGGGGGCCTTTGCAATCCGCCCGCGTACTGGCCTTTGGCGTGACCTGTTTTCGGGGCGGGCCGGGAATGCGGGGGGGGAACTGACCGGCATTGTGCTGCGCGCGGTGATCAGCGCCGGGACGTACAACGGCGGGCGGTTGCTGGCCCTGGGCCTGCATGGCGTGGCGTAAAGGGGGCGAACATGAAGGTGTTGAACGTGATGACCGGTGAAGTTGAAGAGATCGAGGGCGGCGAGGCGGCAAGCCTTCGGCCTGAGGATCTGCGGGCGCATATGCGGGTGGCGCGGTTGCAATTGCGGGTGGCGCTGGCGGCGCGTGGTGCGCTGGAAAAGGCCGATAAGGCGATTAACGGCGGGCTGATGGCGGCGGGGGCTGGCGTGGCGGTGCGGATGATCTGGGCCGAAGCGCCGGAATTCGGGCGGGTATCGCCCACGGTGGATGCTGTGGCGGCGGCGCTTGGCCTGACTGAAGACGATGTGGACGCGCTGTTCAATGAAGCGGCGGCGGTGGTGATCTAAATGAAGAAAGGGGCGATTGTGCGGGCAACGGATGCGGTGGCGGTGGGCGGGGTGACCTTGCCCGCGTGGTGGGATGCTTTGCAGACAGCTTCGGTGGTCGCGGGGGCCTTGGTGCCGATCCTGTCGGCGGCGTGGCTGGCGTTCCAGATCGGGCGCGGGGCGTGGATCTGGTGGCAGGGGGGGCGCAATGGCGATGCAGTTTAAGCGGGCGGCGCTGGCGGCGGCGGCGGTCGCGTTGGTGGGTGGGTTCGAGGGGCTGCGCCTGCGGGCCTATGATGACGGCGGCGGCGTGGCGACCATCTGTTATGGGTCCACGCGCGGGGTGCGGCTGGGCATGACCGAAACGCGGGCCGGGTGTGATGCCCGGTTGCGCGCGGATCTGGCCGAACATGAAGCCGGGATGCGCGCATGTCTGCGCCGCCCGGATGATTTGGCCGATGATACCTATCTGGCGGTCCTGTCCTTTACCTACAACGTGGGTGCGGGCGCGGCCTGTGGGTCCACCTTGTTCAAATATCTGAACGCGGGTGACGTGCGCGCGGCCTGTGATCAGTTGCCGCGCTGGGTGCGGGACAATGGCAAAGTCATTCCTGGGCTGGTCAATCGGCGCAAGTCGGAACGCGACCTTTGCCTTGCGGGGCTGAAATGATCCGGGCGGCGCTGGTGGCGGCGGTGTGCCTGGTGCTGGGGTTTCAGTGGGTGGAATTGCGCGCGGCCCGTGCGGATCTGGATCGGGCCGAAGCCCGCGCGGCGGGGTTCGAGGAGGCGGCGCGTTGGCAGGCGCAAGAGGCGCGGCGGCGCGAGAATGCCGCCGCGCTGGATCAGGAGTTCAAGGAAGGGGTTGGGGCCGATGCGCCTTTGTCTGATTATTTGCGCCGTGGTGCTGGCCGGGTGTGGCCGCAAGGCTGAAATTCCGGCCGATCTGATGACGCCCTGCGCAGGATGGCAGGGCGCGCCGCCCGCAACCGAAGGCGATTTGATGCGCGCGGCGCTGGCCGAAAAGGGGGGGCGGGAATGCGCGAATTCCAAGTTGGGCGCAATCGCGGCGCTGCAATAGCGCGCCTTCGGGTGCAGATGGTGGCGGCGCTGGTGGCGCATCTGGAAACCGGGGCGCGGCCTAGCCCGCCGCTGGCCGGGGCGCTGATCTGGCGGGCCTTTTGCATCCTGACTGAAAGCCGGATCTGGCGCGATGGTTTGCCCGATCCTATTCATTGGGCGGATGGGGTGGCGCGGTTGCGGCTGGCGGGCGTCGTCCTGTTCCCGCATCATGTGGATATCATCGAGGCGATGGACGCCGCATGGCGCAAATGGGCGGCGGTGCCAGAGGATCAGCGCGCGCGGGGCGCGCTGACCGGGGAAATGTTTGATGCGATGATGGGTTAGGCTTCGGCGGTAGTGATTGCAAACCCATCGCCGGTTTCTTTGACCCGAAACGGCGACCCCATACTGTTAAGGCGCGTGTTGACTTCTGCAAGGCGGATTAGTTGCTCTTTTCGGTCGGCACTTGACGTCAAGTAATGGATCAGACCGTCAAGAGACCCAACGTCTGCGCGCGGTGCGGGGTAGTGTTCTGTCAATGTTGCAATAATTTCAGCGTTCATGCTGCGCCCGTGACGATCTGCGGCGGCTTTTATGCGGTCGCGCATTCCGTCTGGCAGGCGCAAGTTAAACTGTTCTTGTTGCCCGCTTGGATAGCTGTGTCGCACTGGTCCCGGCATGACGCCCCCGAAATATTTTGCAAACCGTTTGTTCAAAAAAAGCCCTTTACGCAATCATAACGAGTTACTATTAGTATGAATGATTAGTAGTAGTTGCTACTATCCGTAAGAGGGGAAAACCAGACTATGGGGCAAAACAAGACTGTTCAGGGGCGAGTGTCGCCCGAAATTTTGAAACGGCTTCAGGCGGCGGCGGCGGAAAGCAAGCGCAGTATCGCCCGGGAAATCGCGTTTAGGTTGGAGCGTGACCTTGCTGCGCATGGGGTTTCGGAATGACCCTTGATATCACCCATGGCCACCTTCTGCCTTGCACCTGCAATGACAGCCCGCCCGATCAGACCTTTGCCAGCCCGCCCGAAACCCATTGGTGTTCGTGCGATGCCTGCGGGGCGCTGATCTTTGGGGATACCGCCGAAGAGGCCGCGTTGCGCTGGAATGACATGGTGCGGGATCGGCGGGGGTTGGCAGCATGACCTTTGTGAAAGTCGTGGCGCGCCCGTGTAGGGCCTGCGGGCATGATAGCGCGGCGCTGGATCAAAAGACGCCCAAGGCGGGGTATCCCGGCGCGTTCCGGGTGCTGTGTGGCAATGATCGGTGCGGGGCGTTCGGGCCGTGGGCGGCTGCGGATACCGGGGCCGTGATGCGGTGGAATGAAACCAAGGGGGCGCGGTGATGACGGATGACAACGTGATCGATTTGGGCGGCAAGCCGAAGGCGGCGAAGAAGCGGTTGGGCCGGTCGATGATGAAAGAGACGCCCGCCGATAATGAGGTTCGCCAAAGCGTCCTTGAAAACAGCGGGCGGCGGCTGTTGGAGATTGTTGAGGGTCTTGAAAACCTTGCGGACCGCATGGCGGATCTGCGGGCCGATGTGAAAACGCGGATCGATGCCGCCAAATCCGAAGGCTATTCGCCCGCCGCGATCCGCGCGCTGATCAAGCGCCGGGCGGCTTCGCCGGAAGCGATCAAGGCGCAAGAAGAACTGATGCTGGTTGTTGATACCTATGCCGATGCGCTGGGGGCGGTGGAATGATTGCCCCCCGTGCGCTGATTGGGTGCGAGACGTCTGGGCGGATGCGGCGGGCGTTCGCCGCCCGTGGCTGGGACGTGTGGTCGTGTGACTTTTTGCCGGCTGATGACGGATCGAACAAACATCGGATTTGCGACATTCGGGGCGGTATTCTGAACGAGGGATGGGACTTCCTGGCGGTCATGCATCCGCCATGCACGCGCCTTTGTCGGGCGGGCCAGCGGTGGCTATATGGCCCGGGAAAATCGCATCCCAAGGTTCTGCCGGTGGGGCGTACATGGGAAAGCATGTTGCGCGAATTTGACGAGGCTTGCGCGTTGTTCATCAATTGTTTGAACGCGCCGGTGCCGCGCCGCATGGTTGAAAATCCGGTGATGCATGTTCATGCCGTGGCGGCAATCAATCCGCCGCGCCCGCAAGTTGTTCAGCCGTGGTGGTTCGGGGATCCAGCCTTTAAGGCGACTGGCCTTTATATGGTTGGTTTGCCGGATCTGGTGGCGACCGCGCCATTGACCGTTCCGGCGCGTGGTTCGGATGAATGGCGCGCTTGGTCAAAAGTCCATCGCGCGCCGCCGGGGCCTGACCGCTGGAAGGTTCGAAGCGAGACTTTTCCCGGTTTGGCGCAGGCTTGCGCCGATCAATGGGGGCCGTTGATCGAGGCCGAAACCGGGTGGCAACATGCGGCCTGACCCGATCTTTGCGAGTGAGGCCAGCGCGGCGCGTCTTCTGGATCTGCGCCTTGCAGAATTCCGGGCACTGGTGGACGCGGGCCATTTGCCCGGCCCGTTGTACATCGGGGCGGTTCAGCGGTTCGATGTAGAGGAGCTGCGCCGCGTGGTGCGAGGTCAGGCCGTTTCGGAGGGTATCGCATGGTAAAGGCGGTTAAGCCCTTCGTCTGGTCACCTGACGGGCGGCGGTGGTTCATCCGGCGCAAGGGCAAATACATTCGGATGGAAAACCAACCGGGCAGCGAAGAATTTGACCGCGAATATTGGTCAATCCTGCGGGGCAAGGTCGCGCCAAAGGGTTCGTCCTGGGTGGATCTGATCAAGAGTTATCGCGCGTCGGATCGATGGGCGGGTTTGAAGGGCAGGACGCGGGCCGATTATGAGACGGTCTTGCTGTACATCGAGGAGAAGGCCGGGCGGCGCGATGCCACGCGGTTTCGCCGGTCGGATGTGATCGAGGCTATGGGCGCGAATGTCCACAGGACGCGCTTTGCGAACTATATCCCCACGGTCATGAGCCAAGTTTTTGAACATGCCATCGATCTGGGCTTGATGCAGTCAAACCCGGCGAAGGGGGTGCGTCGTCAGAAGGTGCCAGAGGAGCGCCGCAAGGTGCATGTGCCTTGGCCTGATTGGGCGGTGGACAAGTTCCGCGCCGAAGCGCGCCTAGAGGCGCGGCTGGCGTTCGAGGTCGGAATTGGAAGCGTCCAACGTCCGGCGGATTGGTGCAAGATCCTTTGGGGTGACTATGACGGCGATAGCTTGGCCGTGACGCAAGGCAAGACGGGGGTGGAATTGCTTTTGCCCTGCACGGCGGTGCTGCGGGATATGCTGGATCAGGCCCGCCCTGACGGCGTTGCGCCCAACGTGCCGATCCTGCGGGGGTTCCGAGGGGAGAGCATGAATTATCGCGCGCTGGCGGCGCTGATGCTGACCGAGCGCAAGCGCCTGGGCGTTGCCGCCTATGACCTTCACGCCTTGCGGTATCGCGGTATCAAGGAACTGGCGTGGGCTGGATGCACTGACGATGAAATCGCCGCTTACAGTGGGCACGAAACCTTGGCGATGATCAGGAAGTACGCGGGGGAGGCGCGGCAGGTCATGCGCGCGCTTCAGGCGAGAGAAAAGCGCCCCTGAACAAATCGGGGGTAAATGGGAAACGTGATACGGGGGCAGATACATGCGCAAAGCTAGAACGGCTATGGCGTTGAAATCTTTGGAGGCGGGTACCGGAATCGAACCGGTCTTCACGGATTTGCAATCCAATAGAAACCTGATCCGGTGCAAGGGCTTGGACCGGATTTCGTACCGGGACAAAATCCGATCAAATCAAGAACATGATATGGGCCAGCGCCGCGCGGTGCCTCATGGCTAAAGTGGTCCAATTGAACGGCCACAGGCCGGGCGGATGGGCGAAGGATCGATGGGATTGGATCAAGCGTGTACGCCGTTCTGGCGACCTGTCCACCATGTCGCGCCTTGTCGCCCATTCGTTGGCTGTGGGGTACGCGAACGCCGAAACCGGGGAGTGCAGGCCCGGCGCAAAGGCGCTGGCCGATGATTGCGCGACCACGGTTCGGACCATCGAACGCGCCCTGCGGGAACTTGAGGAGGCCGGTTGGCTGGTCCGGTTGGGTGGCGAAGCGCCCGGCCAGATGGCGGCAATCCGGTTCAGCTTTCCCGGCGAACGCCCGACAATCCTGACGGGGGAACGCCCGACAATCCTGACGGGGGAACGCCCGACAATCCTGACGGGGGATAGCGATCAACGCCCGACAGATTTGACGCCAACGCCCGACAATCCTGACGCCCCCCCCAGACCCCCCTATAAGGAAGAACCAAATTTGAAACATAATGGACGCCCGTATTCGCAGGGTGCAACGCGGATCTATGTCGAGCGCCGCCCGGTGGCCCGTTCGATGCTGGTGGAATTCGGATCGCCGCAAGAGGCGGCGTGGGAAGTCTGGGTGCGGTCGAAAGGGCTGGGGGAATTGCGAGAGATTGGGGCGCAGTCCCGGCAAGGGCCGCTGGTGGGCTGGGATATGCCGAGCCGCTGGCCGCCGTCTGATCGGGATCAAGACGCCACCCGCGCGGCGGTGGAATTCGTGAATTGGCTGAGAAGCAAGAAAAAGTGAAAGGGCAGGCTATGAATGGGCAAGGGCGAAAGTTGGAAGGTGTGAAGGCGATTGCTGATCATTTGGGGGTGGCCGAGCGAACCGTTCGGCGGTGGTGTCGGGCGCGGCGGATTGCGGGCGTTCCGATCATGAAAACCGGGGGGCGCTACTTCGCTTTTGAGGGTGATTTGCGCGACTGGATGCGGCGGTGATCTTGATGCCGTGTCCGGTTTTGTCCGGTTGTGTCCTATTTTGTCCGGTTTGAGGGGCTAGGCACAACCCCTAGGGGCGGGCGTAGAAAAGGGGCATGAGCAAATCACCCATATTCGCCCGCCTTTTTCGCCCTTCGGTCAAGTCCGTGGCCGATCCGTGGGCGGATCTGTACCAACTGTTTGGTGTGGTGCAGACCGCGACCGGGGTGACGATTTCAGCCGATGCCGCCATTCGGGTTCCGGCTGTCAATGCGGCGGTCAAGTTGATCAGCGAAGCGGCGGCAACCTTGCCCCGCGTGGTCAAGCGGGCGGCGGCGGATGGAACCGAAACGCGGGTGGCAGGCCATTGGGCCGAAGGGCGTTTGAACCGTGCCGCGAATGCCTGGACGTCTGGTTTTGACCTGATCCGCGATTTGATGGTGGATGCGCTGACCGAAGACCGGGGCGGGCTGGCATGGGTGAACCGGGTGCGCGGCGGGCGTGTCGTCGAGGTGATCCGGTATCGTTCGGGCGTCATGACGGTCGATTATGACCAAAAGACCGGGGAACCGCATTACCGCATCGATAACAATCCGGTGGCGGCGGCTGACGTGATCCATCTGCGCCCGATCTTTGGCCGCGCGCCGATGACCTTGGCCCGCGAGGCCATTGCGATTGCGGTGGTGATGGAACGCCACGCCAGCCGGTTGTTCGGCAAGGGCGCGCGCCCGTCCGGTGGCCTGATGTTTCCCAAAGGGATGGGCGAAGAAAGCGTCAAGAAGGCGATTGCCGCTTGGCGCGCGACCCATGAAGCCGAAGGCGAAAGCGGGAAAACCGCGATCTTGTATGACGGGGCCGAATTCAAGCCCTTCGCGTTCACGTCAACCGATGCGCAGTTCATTGAGAACCGCAACTTTCAGATTTTGGAGGTTGCCCGCGCGTTCCGGGTGCCGCCGTCCATGCTGTACCAACTGGACCGCGCGACGTGGGGCAACGTCGAACAGATGTCCAAGGAATTCCTGGTCTATTGTCTGGAACCGTGGCTTTGCGCGCTGGAAGGTGCCTTGACCCGTGCCCTGTTCCCTGTCGGGTCTGATCTGGTGATCAGGTTCGACCGCGATGACATGACCCGCGCGGATCTGGTCACGCGGGCGACGGCGATCAACTCGCTGGTCGCGTCCGAAGTGCTGAACCCCAATGAGGGGCGCGCGTGGTTGTCCCTGCCCGCCTATGCGGGGGGCGAGGTGTACGGCAACCGCAATATCAACCCGGATCAGGCGGGCGGGCGTCCGTCCAAAGAAGAGGGCGGCAATGCAGCTAAGTGAAATCACCGCGACGGTTGAGGATCAGGGCGCGGGCCGCTGGTTCGATCTGTTGAACCCTGTGACAGGTGAACCCGTGGGGGTGCGCCTGCGCGTGATCGGGCCGGATAGCCGGGGGCAGGCCGAGGCGCTGGCGCTGATGACTGATGATTTGGCCGAAGTGGCCGATGCGGCGGGCCGGGTGGCGGGGGCGGATCGGGAACGGGTGCGCCGTCAGTTTCTGGCGCGCTGTGTGGTGGATTGGGAGGCGGTCGAGGACGGCCAGCCGGTGCCGTTCAGCCATGCCGCCTTGATGCGCTTGCTTGCGGTGTCGTGGGTGCGGGGGCAGCTTGACGCCTTTGCGATCAACCGCCGTATCTATTTCGCGGGGGCGTAATGGAGCGGTTGGAATTCAAAGCGTCGGTGACGGCGGGCCTTGAAGGTCGGATCGAGGGGCTTGCCTCGGTCTTCGGTGCGCTGGACCGGGGCGGGGATATCGTCTCCAAAGGGGCCTTTGCCGCCGCCGCCGCGCCCATCCCGATGTTGGACAGTCACCATATCGATACGCCAATCGGTGTTTGGGATGAAATCACCGAAACCGCCGAAGGGTTGGCAGTCAAGGGCAGGCTGCTGGTGGATGATGTGCCCCGCGCCGCCGAGGTGCTGGCGCTGATCGAGGCCGGGGCCATGCGGGGCCTGTCGATTGGGTACATCGCCAAGAAGTCTGCCCGGCGGGCCAATGGTGCCCGCGATTTGCTGGCGGTCGATCTGGTTGAAATCAGCGTGGTTGCGGTGCCGATGTGCGCCGGGGCCACGATTAGCGCGGTCAAATCCGCAGAAGGGGACGTGATGACCAAAGAAGAGATCGAGGCGTTGCTTGCCGCCGAACGCAAGTCCTTTGACCCGGTGAAGGCCGTGACCGATGCCATGGCGCCGCTTGTGGCGCGTCTGGATGATCTGGAAGCCAAGGCCAACCGTCCGGGCGGCAGCGCGCCGAAGGCGGAACAGGATCAGACCGTGGAGCAGAAGGCGTTCGCCGCCTATCTGACGCGCGGGCCGCTGGCGGGTGACGCTGAAATCAAGGCGTTGAGCGCGTCCAGCGATCCGAACGGCGGCTATCTGGTCACGCCGGAATTCAGTTCCGAGGTGATCCGCGATCTGGTCGATATGTCGCCCATCCGGTCGATTGCGTCCATCCGGGGCACGAATGCGCCGTCTGTCGTCTATCCGTCCCGCAAGCCCATGGGCAACGCGACCTGGGATGATGATACCACGCCGGAGCCGGAAACCACCGCGACCAATATCTTTGGTCAGTTGGAGGTTCTGACCAAGCCCATGTCCACCTTTGTCGATATCCCGAACAGCCTGCTTCAGGATGCGCCGGCGGTCGAGGCTGAAGTTTTGGCCGCGATCAAAGAAGACTTCGCCAAGAAGGAAAGTACGGCCTTCGTGAACGGGTCCGGCATTTATGACCCCGAGGGGGTCATGTCCAACCCGGATGTGCCGCAATATCTGGCCGGGGCGGCAACGCTGACGGTGCCTGATCCGCTGATCAAGATGCTGTATTCGATTGCGCCTTCGTATCGCAATGGCGGCGTCTGGCTGATGAACGGGACTACGCTGGGCGTCCTGCGCACCATGAAGGACGCGACCAACAACATGATCTGGCAGCGCGCCCTTACCGAAGGCCAGCCTGAAACCATCCTTGGCCGTCCGGTGGTGGAGTGCATCGATATGCCTGACATCGCGGCGGGGTCTTTCCCGATCCTGTACGGAGATTTCAGCGGCTATCGCATTCTGGACCGGCTGGCGCTGTCGATGCTGGTGGATCCGTACAGTCAGGCGACCGTGAAGCGGACCCGCTACCACTTTGGCCGCCGCGTCGGTGGGCGGGTGCTGCAAGCGGTGAAGTTCAAGAAACTGAAAATGGCCTAAGGGGGCAGCTATGCAGATGCGTGATTTCTATTCGGGGTTCGGGGTGCGGTCTTCGATCCTGCCCCAATCCCTGACGGCTGGGGCGAACGGCGCGGCGGTCGATCTGGCGAACGTGAAGGCGGTGTGCCTGCACGTCGCGGTGGGGGCGCTGGTGGGTGCCGTGATCGGCGTGAAGTTGCAGGAAAGCGCCGATGGGGTGACGTGGGCCGATGTGCCCGCCGCCCTGGTGCAGTCTGACGCGCCAGCCGCGCTGGCCGCGAACTTCGCGTACCGTGTCGGCTATCTTGGGGGCAAGCGCTATGTCCGGCCCGTGATCGTCTGGACGTCCGGGACTTCGGCTGTTGTCGCGGCGGTCGCGGTGGTGGAGCCGCTGGTTCGCCCGGTGCCCTGATGCCCGTCAAAGCCCCGCGCATCTGTGGTTGCGGAAAGGTCGTGGCGGCGGATGGCCGTTGCGCGTGTGAGGCCAAGTCCAACGCCGCCCGCAAGGCGGTCTATGACAAGGCCCGCCCGTCATCATCGGCGCGGGGGTATACGGGCGCTTGGGATCAGGCGCGCAAGGCTTGGCTTGATCGTCACCCATTTTGCGTTCGCTGCGGTAAGCGGGCCGATGTGGTTGACCACAAGATACCGCATAGGGGCGACAAGCAATTGTTCTGGGATAGGAGCAATTGGCAGTCCCTGTGCTTCACCCATCATAACAGTTCCAAACAGCGCGAGGAGCGCAGATAGACCATGGCGACCTATACCATCGCGGGAAGCAAGTTTGAGATTGGCGCGGCGGTCGCGCTGAAGAACGCGGACTTTGTGGCCGGTGACTTCACCGCGCCCTTGGCAACGGCGGCAGAGGTGGGCGAGCCCGAAACCTTCGGCGCTGTGTCGGATACGTGGGAGACTGAAGACTTCACCAACGTGACGTCCATGCGTACGCGCGTCGTGAAGACCGTGCGCAAGGGTGGCACGTTTGAACTGACATGTGGGATCGATCCTCTGGACGCGGGGCAACTGGCGATGCGGGCGGCGCTGGCGGTGGCTGGCAACTTTGCTTTCCGTTTCAGCTTTTCGGACAAGCCCGCCGCTGGCGCATCGCCCAAGAACTCGACCCGGCTATTCGTGGGTGCGGTGCTGTCTGCCGAAGATGATCCGTCGGGCAAGATCGGCAAGGTCAAGTTCACGGTGCAGATCAACAGCAACCTGATCGTCACCCACGCCAGCGCCGCCTGACCGGGGCGGGGGTGGTTCCCAATTCGGGGGCCGCCCATGGGGTC